CCGCCCGTCGGTCCGGTCGAGACCTGGACCAGCAGCTCGCGGACGGTGGAGACGTTGGCGGTCTGCGTCGCACCAAGCACCGAACCCGAAACGCCAGTGAGCGACATAGAAAAGCCGGCTTGCGTGCCGGTGAGCGATCGCGACGCGGCGACGTTGGCTTGGCCCACGCCAGTACCGTTGGTGATCGACCGACTTGAGCGAGCCTCGGACGATCCCGAAAACGACGCTGGAGATCCAGAGTCGGACAACGACCATGCGAGCCGGGTCGTGCCGGCGACGGTAAGCGAGGTAGGCATCAGCGAATCTTCCCTTCTTCGTGGAGTCTTTTTGCTTCGGCGAGCGTGAGTCCAGCCCGTAGGGCGAGGTACTCAAAAAACGTCAGTGGCGTGCGGCTTGATGGCTTTCGGCTGGTGATCGACCCGATCCCGACACGCCGCGATGGCTCGTAATGGACGTGCTCGCCGGCATCGCTGGCCGACGCCAGCGGCTCGCGGCCCCTGGCGGTCGATCGAAACAACGAGTCGGTCATGCAGCACCCTCTATCACCATTGTACGGGTGTTCACTGGCCCTCTCGGTCCATGACCTCATACAGACACGCGGCGTAGCCGGCGATGTCCACCGGGCCGTCGACCGTGCTATTCGGCCCCCGGAACCGGGCGATCTTGTCGAGGATCATGATCGTGGCCCAATCGGCTTCGGTCAGCGGTCGTTTCAAAACCTCCGAGAACGCGGCATTGACCATGCCGACCGTCCTAGCGAAATGCTTTTGAGGTCCGCCGTACTTGGGCCGGCGGTCGCGAATGACTTCGGCGGTCCTCGAGCACAACTGCTCGGCGGGAGTCTGCTCCGGCTGATCGCCGCCGGCACCGTAGACCCGCCGGGTGATCGGCTCGCCGTCCGGGGCGATCTGGTCCCGCCGGTATTTCTCCCAGGCTGCTTCCAGCATCGCCCCGCCAGCCTCTTTCTCTCGATTAGCTTCTAGCATCCGTTCCCTTTCTCTTATTAACCTCACGGTGTGTGCCGCGAGATTGCCACTTGTGCCAGACCACGACCCCATGAATCGACGCGCATCGCGGAGGGCGGTCGCGATGTATTCCTCGGAGAGCGGTTCGCGATACAAAACCTCTGCCGAAGTTTCTAAGTGCATAGGTTTTGTCACTTCGCACCCCCGACATACTCCATGTGCATCTCGTGCAGCCCGCCACGCTGCGAATACACGAAACCTTGCATCGCACGCTCGGCCCCGACGAAGCCCATGTCGACGTGCCACGAATCCGGAGGAACGATCGTCGGTGCCGTCCGGACGATCACACTGTCGATCGTCCCAACCTCGGCGGCCTGGTGGTGAAGGTGCCCGACGTGCCACTCGCGATGCCGGCACTGCGACCACTGGGCCGCGGCCTCAATCGCCATCACGCCGGCCAGCTTCTTTCTCGCTTTGTCGCCATGGGTGACGCCGATCAGATTGCCGCCGTGCGTCAGATACTTCCTCGACGTGAACTCCGTGTTGACCGACACACGCTTGTCGTCCCGATACCGCTCGGCGAATATCTTTTGGAGAGCCCACGCCATCGCGGTATCGTGATTGCCGGGCACGAAGACAACCTCGGTCGGCAGCGTTTCGGCAGACTGCTCCACCACTCCGGCGATGGCAGCGACGGCCATCTCGATCGTCTTCTGCAGCCGAGAGTCACGGTCGATGTAGGTGCCGCCCGTAGTGGTCCCCGATATCGTGTCGAAATGCAGCGTGTCGCCAGCGAGAACAATGGTCCGCCGGCACGACGCAGCACTCCGGTCAATCAGCCGGCTCGCCGTCTTTCCGACCAGCTCGGCGGCGATCGACAGGTCGTAGTCGCTGCCGGTCGTGTGCCTCCATGACCGACCGCCGAAATGCAGATCGCTCATCACCAGCACACTCCACAAGCCGGACTGCTTGCGGCCGTGCCCGCCCCGCTTGGGAAGCCGTAGCGAACTAGACGCAGCCGCGATCAGCCCGTCCACGATTTCCTTAGTCGTCGGCCCGCCACGCGGCTTCAACCGCACGAACACCCGGAACAACTCGGTGACTACCGGCTGTCCGGTGCTTCGGTCGACGCTGGCGCTCTCCCACTTGGTCGCTTCACTCGCCGCGACCTCGTACCGGTCGAGGTCCGCTTCGATATGCCGCAGCAAATCCTCGACCGTCCGGATCGTCCGCGAGGTAGACCTGGCCTCGAGCACGTCGCCGTCTTGGCGTTTCGTGACTTGCTCGGCGTCGGCGGATGGAGCCGGCGGCGGGGCCGCCGATCGCACCCGGTCGATCAGTCTTTTCTCGTCAGCCATTGCCGAAGCCCTTGGCGACCGCAAACCGGGAATCCATCCGCCGCCGCCATGGCGACGATCTGATCTGCCAGCCAGGACGCAGACACTTGCAGCTCACCAGACTGCCACTGCCGGCGGATCTCTAGGAGCTGCTCGCGGACGGCCGGCGGCAGCCGAGACTCAAACCCGCGGGGAGCGGATTTGATGCCGGCGGCAGCCGCGTTGATGCGGTCGACGAGCGTGCCCATAGCACGATCCTCGCGGATAGTGTACGGGTGTCAACCCTTGTTTTCTGGGGCGGACGAGACGCGTGCCCGCTTGCAAGCAAGCATCACGAGTTTCCGCGCCGCGAAATCGGTCCACGGTAGGACGGTCGCCCCATCCGCCCACCGCTTCGCGTGCTCGTCACGCATCACTCCAAGAATCTCGGCCATGCCATCGTCGGACTCGCACCACTCCGGGCCGAGTTGGTCCATCTTGATTGCCATTCCGTTACACCGGCACGTCGGGCTTGCCTCAATGCCGAGCCAGTCGCGCAGCAGACTTTTCAGCATCGACCCAGGCCCGCTGGACGGTTTGTGTGAGTCATCCTGCGTGGCTAAACGCGGCGCTCGCGGCCGGCACACTGCTACAGGGATAGCAGCAATCTTTGGGGACCGCAGTCCGCACACGGGACACAAGTGCGTCCCGTCATCTTGCATTTGAAACTGACAGAGAACGTCCATGGAACCCCAATGTCACGAACTGGAAACAGCCAGCGTTCCGCCGCCGGATATGCCTCCGACAGAAATGCTGCCTGAGTAACCTTCGCAGTTGCACCCCGTCCAGTAGTTGCACGGCACGCTGATAGGGCTTAGCCCACCAAGGTCAATCCCTATGTCGTTCACGCCGTAGCACCCCGCGTGGCGAATGAGCACGCTTGCGGTTCTTGCGCAAAGGTTGACAGCAATGTAGACGAACAAGTTTGCTCCCGAGCAGTCAATGTTTTGATACACCTCGCCGGGACCGAGGTCGAGCGTGATTTGCCCAAACCCCAGGCAATCAAAAGGCACAAAAAATGCCTGATTAATCTTTGATTCGATGTAGGCTTTCATTGCGAGGGCATCCGCCGCGAATGAACTTCCATCGTCGATGATTGGGTTTATAGATGAGTTCCACCCCGAAATCGTCACCCATGCGCCACCCTCAAAACTTCCATTCAAGCAGTCATACGGGGCGTGTGGAGAAGGCGCAGCCCCAATCTCGCAGTTAGTCACCGGAGGCTCTTCCACGCCGCAATCCTCGGCCGCCTCCTCGTTGCTGTTCGTATTGGAACTACAGCATTCCTGATAAGAAAACGCACCGCACTTTTTTACAACGTAGTCTTCGCACCTTTTCACCATTGAGCAACATGGCTTGGGCGGCGGAGGTGGGCACGGTTCTTCGTTGCACAGCTCCTCCCATGTGTAAGTTGTTTCTAGTCCGCCTTGACCGAAATATTGACCATACAGCAGGCAACCGTTTGGCCGTCGAATCCTAAACCTTGCCCAAGTGTTGCAACAGTTTGGGCTAACGTACCGGAGTCCGATGATTACCTTGCAGTCACCGTCAAAGTCCGTAGGAGTTACAGTAACCGGGATGTGAATGTTTGCGTATTCCGCCTTGTCGCCGCAATGGCCCGCAGGCGTTGATGCAAGATCAACCGTTTGAATAAATCGCTCAACGCTTGTAGTCGGGTTTTTTAGATACAGGTCAAATACGTCATCCTCGCATCCGTTCTCATCCAAAAACTCAATCGTGATTTGGCATTCACCCAGCGGGCAAGTGCAGCACGCACAGTTAGGCAGAATAACCATCACGAGCACTCCGCAGCGATCAAGTGCCACGTCGAATCGACATTCGCCACCGCGACCCACTTGGCCGCACTGCCGGAAGCATTGACGGTCGCAAACCTATTGACGCCGGTGAGCGATACCGGCCCGCTTGGCCCGCTGGCTTGAGC